TCTTTTAGTGAAGAGAATGATTATTGGGATACAATGATCGCACTCAAGAAGTTGAATTCAGATGATATTGCAAGAGTTGTTAGAAAGATAACTTGGTCATCAGGTACAACCTATGAAATGTATCGAGATGATTATTCTCGATCTAACTTGTCACCACAAACTAGTTCTACTAATTTGTATGACACAAATTATTATGTAATGAATCAAAACTTCCGTGTTTATGTTTGCCTACAGAATGGAACTAACCCAGAAAACACATCTGGAAGACCATCTCTTGACGAACCATTATTTACAGATTTAGAACCAAGATCTGCTGGTGCATCTGGAGACGGATATATTTGGAAGTATCTCTTTACGATTGACCCAAATAGTATTATTAAATTTGATTCAACAAGTTTTATACCTCTACCACAGAACTGGTCAACTAATAATGATGTTGCTGCAGTTAGAAATAATGCTGCAACTAGTGGACAGTTGAAGATTGTCACAATTACAAATCGTGGTGTTGGTTACGGAACTGCTGCAACTTATAACAATGTTCCTATCAAAGGTGATGGAAGTGGTGGTAGATGTTCTGTTGTTGTAAACGCTGCTGGTAAAATAGACTCAGTTGAAATAACTAACGGTGGATCTAACTATACTTTTGGTTCTGTCGGATTGAGTGATGTTGGATTAACAAATCCATCAGGTTCTACAGACGCTGCATTTAATGTTATTGTTCCACCTCAAGATGGACATGGTGCAGATGTGTATCGAGAACTTGGTGCAAATCGTGTTCTTATATATTCTCGTTTAGAAAACGATACATCAAACCCTGATTTTATCACAGGAAATCAGTTCTCTCGTGTTGGTTTATGTAGAGACCCTCTTGCATTTGGTTCAGATAATAAACTTACATTATCAAAAGCGAGTGCTGTTTATGCACTAAAACTAACTGGTGCTGGATCTACGACTACAACATTCACTGCTGATTCAGAGGTAACTCAAGAAATTGGTATCGGATCAACAGCTGTTGGTCGTGTGATTAATTATGATGCAACCACAGGGGTTCTTAAATATTGGCAAGATCGAAGACTTGCAATATCTACTAATGGAACAGCACCTACATATGGATATGAATTATTCAGATTTAATGCTGACCCTGCGACTGGCGCTGGAACAACTATATTTGGCGGAACAAGTAATCTAAATATAGATACCAATTTCGGAACTTCTCTATCGCCTGGTCTCTCTACCTCAATAAATAGTAGGACTTATAACTTAGGGATGAGTTTTGTAAAAGGTGTTGCTAACCCAGAGGTGAAAAAATATAGCGGTGATATCATTTACGTTGATAACAGAGCTGCTGTTACTCGCAGTTCACAGCAAAAGGAAGACATCAAGATCGTACTGGAATTTTAAAGAATCATGCCACAGGAAACCAATCTAAACGTATCGCCATACTTTGACGATTTTGATAAGGATAAAAATTTTTATAGAGTCCTTTTTAAGCCAGGATCTCCAGTTCAGGCGAGAGAACTAAGCACGTTACAATCGATTCTACAGAATCAGATTGAACAATTTGGTACTCATTTTTTCAAAGAGGGTTCAAAGGTAATTCCAGGCAATCTAAGTTATGACAATAATTTTACATGTATTCAAGTTGAGGATGCGTTTTTAGGTATTCCAGTATCATTATATACAGACCAATTAGTTGGATTAAGAATTACAGGTGGAAGATCTGGTGTTACTGCTACAATTAAAAAAGTATTATCAAAAGTAGATTCAGATAGAGGGAATTTAACTTTTTATATTAAATATGAGAAATCTGGTGATGATTTTACCACTGAAACATTTAGTGATGGAGAGAGTTTATCTGCAAATAAAGATATTGTATATGGTGCAAGTGTTATTGCTGCAAATGAACCATTTGCAAACACTCTAGCATTTGGTGCGACTGCGATTGGATCTGCAATGTCGATTGGAGATGGGGTATATTTTATTCGTGGAACTTTTGCTCAGGTTCAAGGTGAAACTTTAGTTTTAGATCAATATAGTAACACTCCCACATATCGTATTGGATTTGATGTTCAAGAAGATTTCATAAGTGCTGACGAGGATGATTCATTAAATGATAATGCATCAGGATTCACAAACTTTGCAGCACCTGGCGCTGACCGTCTTCAAATCAAAGTTAGTTTGATGAAGAAGTCTATTGACGATACTAATGATCAAAACTTTATTGAGATTGCTCGTGTTCAACAAGGTGAATTGCAGACATTCGTAGATGAAACTCAATATAATTTAATTAATGATACTTTGGCTCAGAGAACTTTTGATGAGTCTGGAGATTATTACGTTAAACCTTTTGAAACTTTTGTAAAAGAGTCATTGAATGACCAAATAGGAAATAAAGGAATATACACATCGGAACAAAAAACAGGCCAAGGTAATATACCTTCAGATGATTTAATGACAGTTCAAGTGTCGCCTGGAAAAGCATATGTAAAAGGATATAAAATTGAAAGAATATCAACTGCTTTTATTGATGTTACAAAACCAAGAACCACCAAAACAATTGAACAAGAAGCAGTAACTTATGAAACAGGTGATCCTATATTTGTTAACAATATTTTTGGATCTCCAAGTTTAGGAATAGGAACCACTGCAACTGTATCTTTACTTGACAAAAGAAGAGGTGGTAGTGGATCTGAAATAGGACTTGCAAGATTATATGACTTTAAAGCACAATCTGCAAGTTATGTAAATGATACAACTCAATATGAAACTCGTTTGTTTGACATCAAAACATTTACAAACATTAAAGTAGGAACTGCAATTACATCTTTATCATCTTCAGATCAAATAGAAGGTGCAAGGAGTGGTGCAACAGGATTTGTTAGAACTGCTGCGACAAATGTAACAGATTTTAGTTTGATAGATGTAAATGGTGAATTTATAAAAGATGAGTCAATATTAATTAACGGTGTTTCAAACGGAAGAGTTATTACTAAAGTTGATGATTTCAGATTTAGTGATGTAAAATCCTTAAAGAGTGCAGTTGGTGTTTCTACATTTGAAGCTGATTTATTACTTGATAAAACAGTTAGTTTAAGTAGTCTTGTTTCTGGTAACTTTAGATTGAGTAATACATCTGGAAATGCTGGAATTATCACAGCTTCTGGACGAAACTTTGCTGGTATTATTACATCTAACAATATTATAAGTTACACTGTGCCTGGTGAAACTGTTCCTCGTTTTAATAGAATAACAGGAATTTCCACAGATGGTGACACAATTAATGTTGTTGGTGTTACATCTGTTACTGGTGTATGTAATGGTGGAGTTTTAGATGGTTTAATTCCTGGCTCACTTGATGTAAATGATCTTGTTCTTCGCAGTCCTTCATTTGAATTGGGTGCAAATAGTTTAGTTACACCTGTATCTCATATAAATCTTGAAAGTCTTGATGTAACTAACACAACACTTCAGTTAAGAAAACAATATTCTGATATAACTGTTACAAATAATCAATTTACATCTCCTAATGCTGGTGCAGATTTATTTTTCCAACCTTTCGATGAAGAAAGATATTTCATATCTTATAATGATGGATTGATTGAACCATTAAAAGAGAGTCAGGTAGAAATTGCTGCTGATAAGAAAACAGTTACCTTTGTAGGATTAAGTAGTGTATCAGGAAAGGCAAATCTATTCGCAACTGTTCTTAAATCAAAAGTTAAAACCAAACAAAAAAAATTAAATGAATCTAATGTAATAACCATTAGTCGTTCAAGTTTAGCTTCTTCTGGAATCGGTACAAATAGTTTAAATGATGGTTTAACTCAAAGTGATGTATTTGGAACTAGAGTTCAAGATAGTAAAATTTCTTTAAATGTTCCTGATGCCGCTGATTTACTTGCAGTTATTGAATCAAATGATGCTGGAGATCCTGATCTTCCATCTTTGACTCTAACAGCTTATGACGGCCCTAGTGGTAATAATTCCGACTTAATTGTTGGAGAAAAAATTACTGGATTAGCAAGTAATGCAGTTGGATTAGTTGTTGAAAAACCAAATGTAACTACATTAGGAATTGTTTTATTAAATCAAAATAATTTTGATGTTGGTGAAAAAGTTAAAACAGAAAAATCAGGAGTTACTGCTTCTATAACTGCAACCACAGAGGGTGATCGTAATATTACAAATCAATATTCTTTAGACAGTAATATAAAATCAACTTATTACGATTTCTCATTCATTCAAAGAAAGAAAGATTTTGAAGCACCAACAAACAGATTAAAGATTGTATTTAAAAACTTCTTTGTCACATCAGATGATGTTGGTGATTTTTATACAGCTTCAAGTTATCCAAGTGGGTCTGAAAAGTTAATATCAATTGATAACGGTTATAGAATTTCAAATTCTGACTTAATTGATATCAGACCTCAAGTTGCTGCATACAATACTTCATCAGCAATATCTCCATTTGATTTTAGGTCTAGATCTTTTGCATCACAGGAAAACAATATTCCAGATCCTTTAGTTTCTGATGAAAACTTAATTGTTAGTTATAATTATTACTTGCCTAGAATGGATAAACTATTTCTTACTAAGGCTGGTGATTTTGAATATTTACAAGGAATTCCATCTGATGATCCAAAACCACCACAAGAAATTGGTGATGCGATAGAAGTTGCATCAATTTCAATGCCTGCGTTTGTAAAGAGTGTTGATGAGATTAAAATTGTAAGAACGAAACATAAACGTTTCACAATGGCAGATATTGGAAGACTTGAAAAAAGACTTGATCAAGTCGAATACTACACTTCGCTTTCACTTCTTGAAACTGACACTGCTAATTTACAAATTACAGATGCAAATGGTTTGAATCGTTTTAAATCAGGATTTTTTGTAGATAATTTTAAGAAACATGAATCTCATCAAATAGGTCATCCAGACTTTTCCGCAAGTATAGATGCAGAAAATGGATATTTAAGGCCAGGTCATTACACAACTTGTTTGGATTTAATAGTTGGTTCTAAATCATTTATTGGAATAGGAACAACTGCAAACCCAACTTTAGATATTAATCATCTAGATGATATCGACGGTGAGAATATTAAAAAAACAGGTAGACTTTTAACTTTAGATTATACAGAGACAGACTTCATTAAACAAATTTATGCATCAAGAGTTGAAAATGTCAACCCATATTTAATTGTTTATTATTCTGGAGATATGAAGATAAATCCAGACTCTGATACTTGGACAGACACAAAGTTTGTGGACGCAAAAATAACTGAAAACACAGAACAATATGATGCTGCAGTTAGAAGATTGGGAATCAATGTTCAAACTGGATTTAGTGAAGTTGATTGGGGTTCATGGCAAACAGATTGGAGAGGCTCATCAGTTGGAAGAACATGGACTGAGACTAGTTCAAGAAACTTTGGGGAAATGGATATCTGGCGAGCCAGACGTTTAGCACAAAGAAACAGAGCAAGTATAAATTTATCTGGTAATCGTTGGGACAATCGTGTTAGAAATCTTCGACTTACAACATCCACTACATTCCAAGACATAATACAAACAACAAGACAATCAAGAGAAGGTATTCAATACAAGGTTACTCCAAGATTTACAAGAGAGGTAATCGGAAGTAAGGTTCTAAGTCGTGATACAATTCCTTTCATGAGAAAGAGAAACATAGAAATCATAACTCATCGTATGAAACCTAAAACTCGTTTCTATGTTTATTTTGATAATATTGATGTCACAAGATTTACCACACCAAAACTACTTGAAATTAGTATGTCGTCAGGTGTGTTCCAGACTGGAGAAACTGTAAAGGCATTTGCCAATCGTGATGGTGACGATAATTTCTCATTTAGACTCGCAGCTCCAAATCATAAGGAAGGCCCATATAATGCACCATCAAAAGTTATTACAATTAATCCATATACACCAACTGCTGGAATATCGACAGTATATTCATCTTCTTCTACTATTTTAAATGTAGACACTTTCAGTTTGGCAACCGCAGTTCAAGGTCAGTTCTTTGGTCATGTTAGAAATGGAATGAAACTTAAGGGTCAAACAAGTGGTGCAGAAGCTTCAATATCTGATGTTAGATTAATCAGTGATTCAATTGGTCAATTAACTGCATGTTATGAAATACCAAATCCAAATATAGATGCTAATCCAAGATTTGAAACTGGAACGAAGACACTTCGTTTGACTACAAGTTCTACAAACTCCACTCTAAGTGGAACTGTTACTGGATCTGCTGAAGCAAACTTTGCTTCCGCTGGTGTATTAGAAACCGCACAGGAAACTATTTTAAGCACTAAAGTTCCGCAAATTGAAAGATTGAGTGTGGCTGACCAAAGAATTATCAATGATAGAATTTCAAGAAGAAGAGTTGGATCAGAATCTCTACTTACAGGAAGAACATTTGAAGAAGATGATGATCCATTAGCACAAACATTTACTGTTAATGACACTAGTGGAGCTTTCATTACTTCTGTTGATTGTTTCTTCCAAACAAAAGATGATGAATTACCTGTTACATTACAAATAAGAACTGTAGAGACTGGATTACCAACATCCAAGATATTACCGTTTAGTGTTGTGGTTAAAGATCCAAGTGAGGTTAATATTTCCGAAGATGGGTCAGCTGCGACTACATTTACATTTGAGTCTCCAATATATTTGACAGGTGAGACACGTTTCGCACTCGTTCTGATATCTGCTTCAGAAAACTATCATGTTTGGATATCAAGGATGGGAGAGGTTGATATATCCACGGTTGGATTACCTGATGAACAACAAGTTATTATCAGTCAACAACCATACTTAGGATCATTATTTAAATCTCAGAATGGAGTTACTTGGGATCCAAGTCAATATGAAGATTTGAAATTTACTATTCGTAAGGCAGTATTTAACACATCACCAGGCGTAGCTAGATTCTTTAGTCCTGAGTTATCAGAAGGTAATGATCAGATTATTACACTACCAGAAAATTCAATTACAGCTTTATCTAAGAAAGCGGTGATTGGATTAGGAACACCAATATCCAATACTCTAACAGCTGGATTAGTTCCTGGCGTTACAATCAGTCAGTTTGATAATTTAAATGCCTCTGCAACTCTTATTAACACTGCTGGTATTGCGACAATTAATGGTGCAAACGATGTTACCATTATAAATCCTGGCGCTGGTTATACTCCCGCCAGTGGACACTTCTTATACACTGATATACCAATGGTGACTCAGACTGGAGAGGGAAGTGGAATTGTCGGTAATGTTCGTGTTGAAAACGGACAAATTGGTGTTGTTACTTTCACAAATGGTGGTAAGAACTTTGCAGTTGGTGACACTCTTGGAATTGGAACACTCGGTCTCGGAAATGGTAGTGGTGCTGTTCTTTCTGTTGGATTAATTACTTCAACTAACAGTTTAGTTGTTGATAATATTCAAGGTTCCTTTGTCACAGGTATTGGAACTGTTGGATTTAATAACGGTTCTACTGTTCTTGGAATTGATGGAAAAACGGTTGGAAGTGGATCTACAGTTACAACCTTTGATGTAAATACAACTAATGATGGATTGCATTTTAAAGTTGATCATCGAGCTCATGGTTTACATGCATTTAATAACTTAGTTAAGATTAGTGGTGTTGATTCTGATGTTTCATCCACAAAACTAACTGCTGATTATGATACCGATTCTTCATCAGATATATCTGTGGTCGCTTCATCTAATTTCGCAACATTTGAAGGCGTTGGTGTTGGAACAACTAACTACGGATATGCGATTTTAGGAAATGAAATTATATCTTACAGTGGGGTCGCAGATGGATCTATCACTGGTATCACAACTAGAGGTATTGATAATACAATTAAATCAAGTCACTCATCTGGGGATGAAATTAAGAAGTATGAGTTTAATGGTGTTTCTCTCCGAAGGATTAACAAGACTCATGATATGAATAGTCCAGCCGCAAGTGTTTCAAATCCTAAAGATTTAGACTTCTATCACATCAAAGTTGATATGAATAGTGATGGTGAAGATAGAAGTGGTGGTACAAAACCAGATCGTTTCTTCTCATCCACAAAACGTGGTGGTGGATCAAACATAACTGCAACACAAAATGTTCAGTTTGAAACGCTTACACCTAATGTTCAAACCATAACACCAAATGGAACCTCTGTCGCAGCTAGAGTAAGAACAACTTCTGCAACAAGTATTGATGGAGCAGAATCATCATTCGTAGATCAAGGATTTGAATCAATTTCGATTGATGAACAAAATCATTTTGAAACACCTCGAATGGTTGCATCAAAGGTAAATGAAGACCGTCAACTATCAGATTTGCCTGGCAATAAATCAATGACATTTGAAGTTCTGATGAATAGTTCAGATCCAAATGTTTCACCTGTTGTTGATTTAGACCGAGTTAGCACAATATTGACTACAAATCGTATTAATAGTCCTGTCTCTAACTTTGCATCAGATCCAAAGGTTAATAAAACAGGTGAAGATCCTTGTGCATCATCTTATGTTTCTAATTTGATTCAGTTGGATAATCCAGCGACAAGTATTAAAGTTGATTTTGCTTCATATCGAAGAAATAGTTCTGATATTAGAGTATTCTTTAAAGTTCTTTCTGAGGGATCATCTGAAAATAGTATGGATAAAGATTTTGAATTATTCCCTGGCTTTGATAATTTAAATCAGTTTGGTGAAATTATTAATAAATCAAGTAACAATGGAAAACCTGATGACAATGTGAGTCCATCTGTTTCTAGTGAATTTAAAGATTACACATTCTCAATTGAACAATTACCACCATTTACCAAGTTCCAAATTAAAATTGACATGGTTGGAACTAATCAGGCACAACCACCGTTTATTAAAGATCTTAGAGCTATCGCACTTGCATAATGAAAAATTACATTCCAGTTGAAGGTAATTCTGGACTTTATAGAGATTCAGATTCCACAGCGATTGTCAATAGAGACAAAAAGGCATATATTGCATACATGGAACGTAAAAAAATTGCAGAAAATAAAAATCTAGAGTTAAATAAAATGAAAGAAGATCTTGATAATGTAAAGGGTGAGTTAGGAGAAATCAAAGGTCTCTTATCTACTCTTGTTCAAAAACTAAATAATTAGAAAAATGGCACAACAGATAATCACTTTTGACCCAGACGTGGGTGTTCCAATGGGTGTGAATCTAACCATGTTCTCTGGTGCTGATTTTAACACTACTTTCACTATTAGAACTTCTGCTGGTTCAAGTATAGATTTTACTAACTATACTGGAAGAAGCAATATGAAGAAATCTGCGATTGGAACTGCGAACACTTTTGGTGTATCACTTGGAGACACAGATGGAAAAATAACTCTATCTATGGGTTCAACTGTTACTAGAAGTTTAGCTGAAGGTAGATATCTATATGATATCAATGTAAGTTCTGGTTCTACTTTCTTTAAAGTTATAGAGGGTAATGTGCTTGTCAGAACAGGTATTTCAACTTAGAGGTGAAGAATGGCTCAACCAAGTTCGAGAGAAGGTTTAATAGATTACGCAAAAAGACAGTTGGGATTTCCTGTCTTAGAGATTAACGTTGCTGATGAACAGTTTCAAGATCTGTTAGATGATGCTATCCAAATATATCAAGAGCGACATTATGATGGTATCGCAAGGATGTATTTAAAATATAAAATTACACAGGATGATATTGATAGAGGACAAGCAAGAGGAGGAGATTCTACTTTAGGAATATCAACAACAACCACGACATCAACAGTTGGACTATCAACAACTTTTAATTTAGAAGAAAATAATAATTATATACAGATGCCTCCATCTGTCATAGGAGTCAATAATATATTTAAGGTTAGATCAGATACAGTCTATGATGGTTTATTTAATATTCGTTATCAGTTATTCTTAAATGACTTATATGCTTTTGGTTCAATTGATCTTCTTCAATATGCAATGGTTCAAACCAAACTTGAAGATATTACCTTCTTATTAAATCCAAATGTGAGATATCGATTTAATATTCGTCAAGACCGTTTGTATATTGATGTTGATTGGGCACAAATAAACGTAGATGATTATTTTGTTATCGATTGTTTCCGAATTTTAGACCCAGAAGATTTTACAAAAGTGTATAATGATCAATTCTTAAAGAGGTACTTCACTGCTTTGTGTAAAAAACAATGGGGTATGAATTTAATTAAATTCCAAGGTGTTCAATTGCCTGGCGGTATTCAATTAAATGGTCGTCAGATATATGATGATGGTGTTAAAGAATTGGATGAGATTAGAGCTAAGATGTCAAGTGATTATGAAATGCCACCACTTGACATGATTGGATAATGTTAAATCCTTTTTTTCTACAAGGTTCTCAAGGAGAACAAGGTTTAGTACAGGACTTAATTAATGAACAATTAAGGACTTATGGCCTTGAGTGTCATTATATTCCTCGTAAATTGATGACATCGAGAACAATAATGAGAGAGATAACTGAGTCAAGATTTGATCAGGCTTTTCCTCTTGAAGCATATTTGATGAACGTTGATGGATATGCTGGACAGGGAGATATACTTTCAAAATTTGGTGTCAGAGTCACAACTGAGGCTACATTTGTAATTTCAAGAGAGAGATTTGAAGAATCAGTTTCACCATTCTTGGAAAAACAAGAGGATGATTATGAAATATCAAATCGACCAAGAGAAGGAGATTTATTATTCTCTCCTTTAGGAAGTAAATTGTTTGAAATTAAATATGTTGAATTTGAAAAACCAAACTATCAATTAAGAAAGAACTATACATATCAACTTACATGTGAAGTCTTTGAATATGAGGATGAGGTTATTGATACAAATGTTGAGAAGATTGATAAGGTTGTTCAAACAGATGGATACGCTGCAAGACTTATATTGTCAGGTATCGGTGCGACTGCAACTGCAAATACAACTCTTAACTTTGGTGCTGTTCAACAGATATTCTTACAAAATGATGGTTATGGATACCTCACTGCACCGACTGTTTCAATTAGTACATCACCTGGCGTAGATGCGACTGCGGTTGCAATCATGACATCTAGATCTGGTATCGGAACTGCTAAATCTATTGATAAAATTCTTTTAATCAATCCTGGCAGTGGATACATCGGAATACCCACTGTAACCGTGCCAGGCACGGGTATAGCGACTGCTGGCGTGACAACTCTAGGTTCTGTAGGTATTGTTACAATTACCTCTGGTGGTTCTGGTTACACTACTACACCAAATGTTGCGATTACTACTGCGCCATCAGGAGGAACCGATGCAACTGCTGAGGCCGTCATGGTTGGTGGAACAATTAGTGCAATTAGAATTAGTAACGCTGGTAGTGGATATGTGTCTGCACCAACAATTACAATTGGTGCTGCAACGTCAATAGGAGATGGTAATTATATCTTCAATGAAACTGTTCAAGTTTCATCAGATTCCTCAGAGACTGCAAGAGTTAAAGTATGGGATGCAGACTCTAGAACTCTCGATGTTAGCATGTTAACTAAGATGCAATTCCAAGTTGGTGAGAAAATAAAAGGACTTGAATCTGGTGCAGAATATGTAATCCTCTCTGTAAGTTATGACCAACCAAATGATTATCCAAATGAGGAGTATGGTGCAAATCAATATAACGATAATGCAAACTTTGAATCCGAGGCGGATGCGATTCTAGACTTCTCTGAGGGCAATCCGTTCGGAACATTCTAAATAGTTAGAAAGCTTTGATATGTTAGGTACTTATTTCTATCATGAAATATTAAGAAAGACAGTTATCGGTTTCGGAACTCT